ATCGCGCGTGTTCCCGGGGACGGCGGCACGGCGACCCACTGGAAGCGGATCACCGGCCTCAACATCACCGGTCTTTCTCCGGGAGTGGGCGAAGGGAACCGCGGCGGCATCATCACGACCGCGACCGATTCGCAGGTAGCGGCATACAAGACGCTGGGCTACGAAGATTTCGCGACCTGGCAGGCCGACTGGGCGGCCAAGAACTTCGATGATATCAAGGCCGTGGCCGTCGAGGGCACTCTCCGGTCGCTCATGATGGGCGAGGAGAAAGTCATCTGGGGCGGCAATTCAAGCCTTCCTCTGACGATCACCCCCACTCCAGTTGTCCAGGGGGCAGATACGGGCGGCCTCCTCACCACGGGCACCTACTCGGTAATTTGCGTCGCCCTGACGCCGGACGGCTACTGGAATTCGACCGTCGCGGGCGGGATCCCCGGCCAGATCACCAGGACGAACGCGGACGGCAGCGTCGACGTCTACGGCGGCGGAAACGCGCAGCAGTCGGCGGGTCTTGCGACCGGGACGGTGAGCGGGGGCATCACTCACGGCAGCCTCGCCTGCACGGTCACTCCCGTTACGGGCGCGGCGGCCTACGCCTGGTTCTGCGGGCCGCAGGGCGCCGAGGTGCTGTGTCAGATCACGACGATCAACTCGGCGCTCATAACCACCATCGCGGGCTGCACGCAGACGCTGGGCAACAAGGCGGCGGCCGACTATTCGACCAACCCGCTGATTTACGACGGGATTCTGACCCAGATTTTCCAGCCGGGGTCCAATTCCTACGTCTACACGATGCCCACCGGAACGGCGGGGACGGGCACCGGTTTCCAGACAGACAACGCCGGGGGCATCATCGAACTCAACGTCGCCTTCCGGTCCTTCTGGGACAACTACAGGCTCTCTCCAGAGCGCATGTACGTCAGCGCCCAGGAACTCGAAAACCTCAACATCACGATCATCAAGAACGGCGGGGCGCCCCTCATCCGCTACAACCTCGACGCCGGAGGCGGCGCGAGCCATACGATCGATGCCGGAACGGTGGTCGGCACGGTGCTCAATAAGATCACCAACACGAAGGTGCAGGTCATCGTGCATCCGAACGCCGTGCCCGGCACGATCCTTTTCTACAGCACCCGCGTGCCCTACCAGCTCAGCAATGTGGGGAACATTATCTGCATCCGCGAGCGCATGGGCTACTTTCAGGTCGACTGGCCGAGGGTGAAGCCGCGCTACGAATACGGCACCTACATGGACGGGCTGCTCCAGATGTACTTCCCGCCCGCGTTCGGTGTCATCACCAACATCGGCAACGTCGTTTACTAGGCATTAACCGGGCCGGGGGCAGTCCTCCGGCCCGCCACAAGGAGAATGTCCATGAAATACGCGGTACCCAAAAGCAGCGAGACAGTCTCGGTGGAGGGCGTCCAGTACGAGGCCCATGACGGCGTGGTCGAACTGCCCGACAGCCTTTCGCCCGCAACCATAGGGCATCTTGAGAAGTGGCACGGAATCACGGCCATTACGGAACCGGAAGCCGCGCCCGAAGGCGCCGGAAAGGGCAAGAAATAAATTACCAGGAAAGAGAGGCGAAAAATGAAGCGGGCACTCGTAATCTTGGCATTGTTGAGCCTGTTTGCGGCGCCGTTGACCGCGCGCGCGGCTCCATTCCTCGTGTGCAATCCCGAGGGGATCGTTCTGGCGACGGGTCAGACCCTTACTTATAACGTGTCAGGCTTACCGGCAGGCTTCACGGCAGCGGCAAATGTCCCGGCCTGCTCGGATGTCCAATACGGCATGTGCCTGGACATGGCGAGCCTGTCACCCGGCAGCTATACCATTACTGCCGACGTGTGTCTGAACGATCCAACGCAAGGACAGGTGTGCTCGGCCAACAGTGTCCCTTTTACGTTCAGCAGGGTTGGACCGCCTCCGGTCCCCTCGGGCATGGGTCTTACAAGCAAGCAATAGGGACCTGGACCCTGACGGCAACGCCGCCGAGCGTAGGCGGATTTTAAAGCAAGGAAAGGAATTGATTATGACGCTGGACGAAGTCATTACCGAACTGAAAAGCCTGGGCAACGCGGCGATCGACGCGCTGCAGAGCGATACTCTGCGCAAGATCGCGGACTGCATTGATGACGTCAACAAGATCGCCAACGAGATTGTGGCGGAAAAAGCCAAGCTCGACGCGCTCAACCCGCCGCCGGCAGCGACGCCGCCTGCCGATACCCCCCCGGCGCAGTGAGGAGCGCGGATTGCCGACACAGCTCACGACACTGGCAAATGTGAAATCCTGGCTGGGCGTCGAATCCGATACGGACGACGCCCTGCTGACCAGGCTCATTGCGGCCGCATGCGGTTGGCTGGAGAACAGCTATCTTTACCGCGCCATCGGCCAGGCGGACTACGTGAAAAGCTTCAACGGGCGCGGCCACCAGGTCCAGTTGCTGCCGGAATACCCGATCCTGCAGGTGAGCTCGGTGATCGTGGACGGCGCGGCGATCCCGGCGCGGCCCTCCCCGACCACGAACGGCTACGCGTTCGATGACATGGCCGTCTACCTGTCCGGCTATACGTTCAGGAGGGGATTCCTGAACGTGAGCATCTCCTGGTCGGCCGGATATGCGACGGTGCCCGAGGAAATCGAGCAGGCTGCCATCCACCTGGTCTCGGCACGCTACCGAGAGAAGGACCGGATCGGCGAGGCAAGCAAGATCATCCAGGGCATGCAGGTGAATTTCAGCATCAAGGATTTGCCGGCGGACGTCGTCGCCATGCTGAAGAACTACATCAAGGTGATTCCGGTATGAAAGTGGGAATTTTGTTTCGAAAAGCCTCCAGGTGGCGTCCGGATCGCGGCGGAGTCGGAGCTCGAAACGGGCGCCAAAGTGGGAATTTTGTATGATTCAAGGCTGGTTGGTCGGAGACGATAAACTGGTTGCGCGCCTCCAGGCGATGCCAGGGGGGGTGCATGACAGCCTGGTGCGGCGCGTGACCAGGCTCCGGCTCCAGCTCGAAGGCCGCGTAAAGGACAAGCTCTCCGGGGAGGTCCTCCAGGTCCGGACGGGCACTCTGCGGCGCAGCATCACCGGTGAAGTACTCGATTCGCAGACCGAAGTCACGGGCATCGTCGGGACGAATGTGCCGTACGCAGCCGCACACGAGTACGGCTTTCACGGCACGGAGACGGTCAAGGAGCATTTGCGGACTATCACGAAAGCGTTTGGAAAAGAGATCAAGGCGGGGTCGGTGACGTTTACTGTGCGCAGCCATAGCCGCAAGGTCGATCTGCCGGAGCGCAGCTTTCTCCGGTCCGCCCTTGCCGAGATGGATGAGCAGATCAAGACGGAACTGGCCGAAGCGGTCAGGGAAGGGATGAACGCATGATTAGCCGCGAACCGATCTACGCCGCGCTGTTTGCGCTCTATTCCGGACTGCCATGCCTCGCTACCGCTTCGCGCCGGCTCAAGCATTGGAGCGATGTGCCGGCAATCAATCAGCCGGCGGCATTCCAGGCCCAAGTCGGGGAGATCGAGGAGCGCAAGCACGGGTTCCCTCCCAAGTGGCTGCTCATGGTCAATATCTACGTGTACGTGAACGCCGGCAAGGACCCGAGCGCGATCCCGGCGACGGCGCTCAACACCGTTCTGGACGCGATGGGCGCGGCCATAGAGCCGGATGGGTTGCCGCAGGGCGTTCAGACCCTGGGCGGCCTGGTCAACCGCTGCTGGATATCCGGCAAGATCGAAACCGATGAGGGCGCGCTCGGCGAGCAGGCCGTCGCCATCGTGCCCGTTGAAATTCTCGTCACGGCCTAGCGCCGTAAAAGGAGGGAATACATGCAGTTTACATTCGGTGCGGGCAGTTTGTGGGGAGCGCAGCAGGTGGTGGCTCCGGCCATCGCCACGCCGAGGCGGTTCGGTATCCTCCAGGAGGCCTCGTTTGAGTTCTCCGGAAGCCTCAAGCCGCTTACCGGCTCCTACCGGGGACCGGTGGCCATCGGCGCCGGAACCATGAAGACGAGCAGCAAGGCGAAGTTCGCGCACATAAACAACGCGATTTATTCGGAACTTTACTGGGGCACCGCGCTCACCACGGGACGCAAGATCATCGTGGAGGACGAGGCCGGATCGATCCCGGCCAGCACCGCCTATACCGTCTCGGTAGCCAATCATACCACCTGGGTGGACGACTTGGGCGTTATCTACTCCCTGACCGGTCTGCCGTTCACCAAGGTCGCGCCGGGCGGTGAGGGCCTGGGCAAATACAGCGTCACAGCCGGCGTCTACACGTTCGCCGCCGCCGATGAGGGCGTCGCCGTCAAGATTTCCTACACCTACACAGTGGCCACGGGCTACACGCTGGAACTCGACAACCAGCTCCTGGGCGTAGCTCCGGTCTTCTCGGGATATTTCAAGGGCATTTACAACGGCCAGCAATCGACCTTGATACTGCCTAATTGCGTCTCGGAAAAATTGACCTTCGCGACGAAGGTAGAGGACTGGTTGATTCCGGAATTCGAT